GGATCATCCACTGGGAATGTTCCTAGCATTAACTGCGGTTGGTCTGGATCCCAGCATTCTGGGCACACCAACAACTGATACTGACGTTGCTTAATGACTTCAGTCTTAAGCTTCTTTAACTGGTATTGCTGGCCGCACCGATCACATTCAGCAATCGCTATCTTGCCGGATGCAAACCTGTTACTCATTACATACTCCCACCAATGAACTGCTGACGGGGCACAAACCGAATTGCGGCTTTCTCCCTGTCTTCACCGGCTGCTAGATCAAACTGCTCGTTGTATGCAGCTTTGAGCATCTCAAGGCGAGGCATCAACTCAGGCACTTTCATGGCAATGTGGTACGCCAGACCGGCCACTACACATGGCAGGAAGCGGAAGTTCATGTCTGCTGTTTCTACACCAGCGCCAGCGTCCTGAACCCGGCGCAGTCTCCAATAAACAAACTGGTAAGACGTGCTGTTATCAGGTGTAGGCCAGACAGTAACCGCAGGAAGCTGGGGAACAAAGACAGCCGTACCATCTGCTTGTGAGGCTGCTGTTGTATTGTTCTGCCCACGGAATACACCACCAAGGGTATTCCCTGAGATGTAGGTGTAGTAGATGTCTTCGCTGTTTAAACGGATAAAGCCTGATCCAGCTAACCCAACCACCGTGTTAAGCGTGAGCGTGGTATCCGTGGAGGAGATGGCTCCAACCAAGATTGCATCTGTTGGGTTAACTTGTCCAGAAAGCCGCTGAACCCACACTTGGATTGGACGTGCTTGCTGTAGTTTGTTCGGTATGGTCGCATAAGTAGAAACACTAATACGGGTGATTGTGAGGTCAGCCTGCGTGGAGGATGAGTTCTGGCCTGTACGGATCACTTGCTCTAACAGATCAATTGTGTCTGTAGGCAGGGCGTATGTAGCCAGACCGGGAGTCAGGTTGATAAAGCCCTGCTCCATCGTCCACATATTGATGCCACGGTTCTGCCATTCAATGGTCATCAGGTTCATTGACCTGCGTGCTGTACGCAAGTCATAGCCTGAACGCATTTCCCTGCCCGCACGCTCCCATGCTTCCTCGGCAATTTCCGTGAAGTCAAGATTAAAGAGGGTGGAGCCGGTAGTTGTCATTTTTTAGCAGTCTTTGCAGAGTCAATAAAAGCCTGAGCAGTGGGAGCACCCTTCTGTCCGGGCTTACGCATCTTTTCCTTAGACCCAGCGGCTATGCGCTGCTTCTTTGCGTGGATGTTGGCATAAAGGCCAATAGGCCCACCTTCAGCGTACTGCATAAAGTCAGTGTTATCCCGACGGGCTTTCTTAGCACCCTTGGGCATTTTGCTGGGGAGCATGGCTCCCATGCCACGGCTGGCAATCATACAAACTTGCCTCGTGTCTTGCCTTTGGTGGCAATCCCATCAGCCCGTTTTGAAGCAGAAGAGATCATGCCGCCAGAAGCTTTTTTGGGGCCATCCACTAAACGGTTACGTACAGCAAATGCCGCTGCTTTGGGGGCTTTTAACAACATAGTGTCTGCGGCGGAACCAAAACCTTTGGCAGCGTTGAACGCAGCCGAACCATACTTGCCCTCTGTGAAATCTTTAGAAGCGGCTTCACCGTATTTTTTGGTATTAGCATCACCTTCTTCAACTTCTGCGGCTTGGTTAGGAGAATATTTCCTAACGCTGTCCATGATGGACTGACCTTTGAGCTTTCCGGTAGTGGTATCTGGCTCTGGCATAGACTTGTTGTAAGCTTTATCAGCTTTAGCACGAGCTTTTTCATCAGCCACGTCTTTTGGGGTTTTGTACTCAATGTCAGCCATGATAGTTCCTTAGCAAATTTTGCAACGAGTCTTGCCTTTAGTGGCAATACCGTCAGCACGTCTAGACGCAGATGAAACCATTCCACCGGAGGCATACTTTTTCATCTTACCGCCACGTTTGTAGCCAATTGCGCCACCTGTGGTGTCAGACTCATCCAATCCCTTCTTGGGTTTCTTAACAAAGTCAGACTTCATTAACTTGTCGCGGGCTTCATTAGCTCTTGCATCTTCTCTAGCTGTACCAGTCAGACTGCGGTAGCTTGTTTTCTTAGGCACTACGTCAGTTACATCAGATGACTTACTGGCTTTACGTGGGCCTTCAAGAAGCTTCTTAGGAGCACTCGTACCAAGTTCTTTGAGGTATGGAGCAGCTTTGCTTGCGGCTTCTCTGCCGCCCTTTAGCATTTTGCCTAACTTGTACAAGCCAGCTAGACCCACTCCACCTGCACCAGTGGCAAGCATTGCATTCTCAATGTTGCGGCTCATTTCAGAAGAATCAATCTTCTCGCCTTGAGGAGCTTTGGCAGACTGGCCGGGGATCTGTGATGCAGCAGAAGCGGCTGGCTTAGAAGCGCCTGCATCGCTACGCATACCGCGCAATGGGCCAGCGTATGCAGGAGGCTTGTTAATTAAGCTACTGCGATCAGGGCCAGTATTACGCAACGGAGGAACTGGCGTGGCAGTGGGTTTAGCAGGCACTACAGGCTTTGTTGCCGCAGGACGGGTGGGCGTGATTGTTTCGCTAGAACTACGGCCAGCACTTGGGCCATAGTCTGAGTACATGTCATCAGACAAGGGACGTGAAGAAGCGGCAGGCATAGCAGGGGCTGCGGGCATAGGTTGATTAACCGATACCGCCTCACCGCGATCACGGCCACGGCCAGCACCAAAACGGTTGTATGCTTCTGAACCGGGCTGATCAATATTTCCCATGCGGATACGCTCAAAGAAGCCTACAGGAGCTTCTTTGTTTGACATCTCTAGGCCACGCTTTTTAGCAGCGGCTTCCATGGGATCCATTTCACCCATAACTTCGCCGCCACCTTCGTAGCGTTTAAACTTCTTCATTGGTTTTTTGGTAGCCATATCAACTCCTTAGCAGGCCATTCCGCCCTTGTTCATGGTAATCATTGTGCCCTTGGTTTTACCCTTAGTAGCACAGCCGTCTGCTGCACGGGTGTAACCACCCTTTGCAAGTTTGGTCATGGGTTTACCTTTGTGCAATCGGCTCTCATGTTTGTTAACAGCCTTTTGCATCATGGCCTTGTCCATCTTGACATCTTTATGTTTCATGATTATTTCCCCGCTTGAATAAGCTGGTCAATCTTTGCTTCAAGTTTGTTAAAGCGTTGATCAATGTGGTTTGTAATGCGATCCACTTCTGCTTGAGTAACGTTATCACGGGCAACCTCCTCGCGTGTCTTGTTTAAGAGAATGCTTATACGAGCAAGCTCCCTGAACTTTTCGTTCATCATGTAGGCAAACAATCCCATCACTAAAGACAGAATAGCAGACCATGCGGTGTTTAGATCTAACAATTCCAAGCCCTCAAAGATTTATTGATCCGTGAATTCGGGTCGTTGGCTGTCTTGGCGCTTGTTAACTTCTTCTTCATGCCACTCATCCTTGCACAAAAGGAGTCGCGCCGTGAGCCGCCTTCCGGCTGGGGAGGTTTCAAGTTCATGCCTTGCGCTTTCGCGGAGGCCCGTCCCTTGGCGTTTAAACCACCCTTCTCGGACTTGCCTTCTTTCCTCTGCCATGCTGGAGACTTAGCCATAGAACACCACTGCGGTACAGTTAGCACCAATTGTTACAAGCAAGCTTGTTTCACAAAGTACGCCTTCACCCGGAATCCAAATGTCATCCGAAGCTTGCCCCGCAATAATAAAAGTAAACAATGTAGTTGCACCATCTTTGACAGCAATACTGGTAGCACCAGAGGTGCTGTACCAAATGCCTTTAAAACGAGCGCGTCCATTGAACACGGTAGTAGTTGCGTTAGCTACGCAATCTTTACCGATTACATCTGTCTGCATCATAATCAATCTCCTTTAAAAAAGGGGCCGAAGCCCCTTGGGTTGATTAGGAGTTAGCGAATGGCGTGGCAACAGTGCCTGTGCCTAACACCATGCCAGTGACCATGTACTTGTTAGCGGCAATGGCAACGATTTGAACCCATGAACCTGCAACACCACCAGTGGTAGTACCGTTCAGGTTAATGAAGTCATTAGCAGCAGCGGCGTTAAAACCAACCAATGCTGCGCCGTCAGTATCAGCGTCGTTCATCACAATTGTGCCAACGTACTTGTCAGTACCGTTAGTGCCAATCTTCAACGAGCTAGTGGCGATTGTTGTAGGAACCCAGATGGTGTAAACAACACCTTCGTTGTTTGCTGTGCTTGGGTCTTGACCGGGGCCAGATGTGACGGAGTTAGCCGATGTGTTAATGGCTGGCAATGTCAAAGTCAGTGCAGCAGCCAATGTGCCACCAACAGAAATAATGCGACCGCCATGAGCTTCTGGGCTTAATGTGGTGCTTGCTGTGATTTCAACAATAGTCGCTGGGCCTTGTTGATAGATGCCGCCCAATGAACGAACTGGGCCTTGAAACGTAGTGCGTGCCATGATGTATTCCTTACATGCAAGTTTGGGTGTTCTGTCTGCATGTCGTCAGCCGGGACTGTCAGAACACCGGATAAGCCCGGATTAACATGTTTATACCACTGTGTTTAAACCAATGCAACAAAAAAAGGGGCCGAAGCCCCTTTCTTTTTTTTGATGCCTATTAGGCTCCGGGTGAACCGAAGATGCCCAAAGGATCAGATACGCCGAAGCTGTAACGCTCACGGGCTTTGTAACGGACGTTGCCGGTATCAAAGTCACCGTCCATGCCAGTAGACATGGGGGTACGTACAAAGTGCTTTAAGCCGTTAGGCACATCTGTAGACAGGAACCAAGCATTGGGATCTGTCAGATAGTGGTTAACGGTGTAGCCTTCAGGGATTGAACCATTGTTCTTCAATGCGTTAATGTCATTGTCGGCTGTAGAAACACGGAGTTCGGTTTCAAGCAAACGTGTAGACACGAACATCAAAGCTGGAGGAACAATCAACTTTCTAGGTTTAGCAGCAATCAGCAAACCACGCTCATCTGTCCAAGCAGCGATCTGAATAACGGCATTCTCAAGAGAAGTCTCATTCAAGTCGGAAGGAGTAGCTGGAGTGTTACTGTTCGTGCCACCAGAAACCAAGGGGTGAGCGGTAGAGCAAAGCACCACGCCGTCGCCATATGTTGGGCCGCCAGAAAAGGCGTTGTTCAACACAAAAGCGGCTTTAACCTGCTTGGTGTAAGCCATACCACGGGCCAAAGCCTTGGTATAACGTGAAGACAAGCTGTCATACAAGTTATCTTCCACTGCTTCCTCTGTGATGGAGAAGCCCATCGCAATGGTTTCGTGGGTGTAACGTGCAGTGAATGCTTCCTGTGCATTGTCATAAGCGATGGCAGAACCCTCGTTTTTGACTGGTGCAGCAGCAAAGCCTGACAGTTTTGTCTCTTCTTCAAAAGAACGCTCAGAAGTCTCTGTTTCGTAGATTTCTTTGTGCTCTTCGCCGTAGCGTGCATACTCAAGGCCGAACAAAGCGTTCAGGCCGGGAAGCAACTCTTTAAGTAGTTGTGCGCGTGAAATAGCCATGATTTAGCTCCTTAGATGCCAACGGCGTTAGTGAAAGCAGAAGCGCCGGGATTGAACTTCACAAGCACTTCAGTGTATGTGTCGGTCAATGGGGAGGCGAAACCAATGATCTTGAACGCAGCGGCAGTCGTTACAACTGTGCTCTCCAAGGCGCTGGTAGAGTTACCTGTACGGGTAGAACCTGTAGAAGTAGACTGTGCAGCAGCAAAGAAGGTGTTTGCGCCAAGAGCGGCTTGAGTTACTTGGCCATCCAATTGAGCTTGGAAAGTAACGTTAGGGTCAGTGATCACGTATGCAGTCACCACGCCGGTTGTGCCGGAGGGGTAGTACTGGCCGTAAATCTGCTGGCCTTGTGAGTTGATGTATGAAGCACCAACAAACACGCCCCAAGCACC